CATCTGTTCACCTTGGTCGTGGGCGAAGAATCGTGGAATTAACTCCTACTGATGAGCCCATAGGGCCGAGAGTATTCCAGGATCTGGACGCTTATGGTAGGCCGCGTAATGTACCGGAAGGTTACTATGATGATCCTCGAAGAATTGAAGCTTATATCCGGGCGTTAGATGAAGAGATCGGTACTGTTATAAATCACTGGGAAGAAACGGCAAAGGAATTAGATGCACTCGAAGGTGCTAAGATAGGATTCCAAAGACTGGCAGTAGAAGCACAGCAGGGCGTTGGTACTGCCAAACAGTTACAGGTTGAGCAGTTTAGAGCTGATCGTGATCTGGTCCTTGCCCAGAACGACCTTGACTACGCCAATGTGGAGCGAAACCGATTAGAGCGAGTTCTCAGGCAACAGGCCCAGTCCCAGCAACGTAATCTTACAGATGCAGAAAGACGATTACTTCAGAATGAACTTAGTACGGATAAGATTCGCGGGGAGATTGGTGCATACGAGACAGAGTTAAAAGATCTATCAGCTCAGTGGAGATCGGCATTACGAATATCAAAAAGTCCTCCAGAGGATATGTCGGTCATACCTCTTCCCGGACTGGGTGGATATTACTGGCCGGATACGATGGCACAGGCTGCCCGCAAGTACCTGGTGCAAGATCCTAACCTGCCGGGTGGTAGGGCAAAGAGCGTTTTGCAGGGATTCAACTCGGTGTACAGGGCTGCCAGGGGAACTCTAGATAACTCGGCTATGTTTGTTCACCTGTTACTACGTTTCTATGATAATCCCCAGTCATGGCAGAGGGTAATGCGATTAACATTCCAGGCATGGGGAGTTCCGCTTGGAGATATGGGGGTATCAGCGGGACGAGGGGAGAGGGCAATTGATTCCTTCTTCCGTAACTTCGATGATATGGCTGCTCAAACAGGGCGAATGTCATCAAGAGAATGGGCTTCATACGGTCTGGCTATTACAGGATCAGAGACAGAGTTCTCGTTAGGGCAAGGGGCAACCCGTGCTTTAGGAGACCTACCTGGTATCCGTAATGCTAACCGTGCATTTGGTGCAGCCGGTGATGCTGCCCGTCTTGAATGGGCTGATGATTACCTGTCTGGCATGATGCGTAAGCAGGGCAAAACTCTCGCGGATCTCAAGGCAAGTGGTGATATGGAAAAGGTAGCTCGGGCAGTTAACGGAGCCACCGGCTGGTCTCCCCGTAGGTTCGGGGGGAATATCGGTGACATGCTTCTGTTCGCTCCGAGATTCTTCCAGTCACGGCTTGAAACTCTAGGGAGGGCTATACAGGGAACACCTCTTGGTGGAGTCAGGTTCGATGAGAATCCATCGTCATGGAGATTACACAAGTCACCCGCAACTCTTGAGCAGCAACTTGCCGCTCGGTCCATGATGAAGATGGTTGGAATAGGTACGATGCTAACTGTCGGGGCTAATGCCATGATGGGTAGAGATACAGATTTCAATCCTCTACGTAAAGTCCGTGCGGGAACTAAGGATGAGAAGTGGGTACGTAATACTAACTTCATGCGAATCCGAGCCCCCTCTGGGAATGACGTTTCATTGTTTGGTACGTGGGATTCCCTGATTGGAGCCATGATTACTATGGGCTTGGGCAATGACAAGAGCTGGTCTAGTCATGCCGATGCCTACCGCAGTATGTCATCTGGTGTAGTCAGTAACGTATGGGATTACATGACAGGTGCTGACGCTATGGGCAGACCTACCGGATCTGGATGGGGAGAGGAAACCGACTGGCAGAGAATGGCCGGTCACTTCCTACAGAATATGACCCCGTTCTTTGCGGATGATATGTCACGAAATGTCACTGAACTCGGACAGGATATATCGTCCGGTAATATCGGTAAGGCCGTTGCGTCTACTGTAGAACTGGTCGGGTTTGAATTCCAGGGTGGTAAGTCCTACCATATGTCGGACAACGAGGTACGCTCTGAGCTACGACAGGCTAGGGGACAGGAGTTATTACGGACTGGTATGTTTGACAATCTTCCTGACGAGGAACTGGAAGTAATCGAAGACGTTCTAGATACCAGCACATGGAAGTTCCATGAACACTGGCACAGGTTACCCGGCGATGTGCAGGTTATGATTAACGATGACCAGTTGATCCGTGATAAGACAGAGGACATAGCTGAACGTAGGCGTGAAACCCTCGATCCATTCCAGGGCTATCTCGATGAGAAAGAGCGATTAGACCAGGAGAAGACGGACGCTATAGAACAGGCGTGGGCTCTAGCGGGTGAAGTACCCAGCCGATCCTTCCGCAAGTTCTTAAAGAATATCAACACCAGTCATCGAGATAAGGTAACGGCTCTTGAGAACTCGGATGAGTACAGGGATGTTCTCGATAATACCAGGGAGCGAGATGCTGATGAGGCCAAGTTCCAGCAGACAATGACCAGGTACTTTGACATCTATGCAAGTACAGAGATCGAGGATGCACTGGGTAGGATAGATTACGACAAGCGAAATGAAATGTTCGATACACTTGAGAAAGAGGTGGGGAAGCCCATGTTTGATCGAGTGCAGGAATTTCTAAATAGAAACCAGCATCCCGGCGAGAAGGCGGTACGAGATATACAGGAAACTCTCCGGCCATACTGGGAGATTGCAGGTAAGGTCAGTGAGGCCATATTGAAGAGTACTGATTACCAGGATGTAGAGAAGCGTTTGCTTCTTAGCTATATAGATGCCGGCAACAAGAACACGCCGGGTGTTGAGAGATTCTGGCGTATGACTGCTGACCAGGTAGGATCTACTATCGTAAAGGATTATGATTCCGCTGTTAGCGATACTCGTACTTTCATGCGTAGCTCATCAAGTGAGACAGGCATGAGGTACGAAGACTCAGACAAGATAGACCAGGCACTTGTACTGGGTGAGTACAGCTTGCAGCCTAAGACACTGGCGGGGTTCTTTGGTCAATCAGATCTACTTGAAGCTGGTCTAAGGTAGACATAACTATTGACATATATATACTATATGCATACCATCTAGGTATGATCCCTCCCCAATAAGGAGCATCATGCAGGAAAGATTAGAGGAAGTCCAGGAAGAAATACAGGATCTCACGCCGACAGAACAGCCGGTGGGGGAGCCTGGAGCAGAGCCCGATTACAGGGCGAAGTCTGAAGAACTGGAGGCCCAGATCGTCAAACTAGAAAACGATCTGAGATCCAGAGAAGGCCAACGTCGGAAAGAGTCGGACCGCGATGCAGAGCTATCTGGTTTAAGGGATGAGTTGGGGGCTGTCCGAAGAATGTTTGCCGAGTTAGCTGCCGGTATGAGCAGTGGCAATCTTGAAGCTGTAGCTGCCCAGACATCACAGATGAATCAGGAGCTAGATAGGAGCCAGGCTGATCGAAACTGGAACACCCGTTATAACGGGGAACAGGAACGATTACTAGCCACGGTCTGTGAAGATGACAAAGAGACTCTTCGCATTAGCGAGGCTGATGCTCAAGTCATACAGGACAAGTGGAAGATAGCCTGGGAAAAAGCTCAGCAGGGTAACTTTGATGAAGTCTATCAGACTCACATAGAAGCTCATGCTATGGTGCTGAAAGAAGAAAGGCGTAAGTCCGAAGAGGAAAAACAACTGCTTCGTAATGAAGCCAAGAGTGCCGGCAAGAAGGCGTTGGAAAACGCCGGGATAGCAGACCTTGATACAGGGGCTGCGATAGCTGGTGGTAATGAATCTCTTACCGGGACCGCCTTAATTGAACGAGGTCTAAGAAAACAATTAAATACTAGACTCTAGGAGACCGACAATGCCAACTCTTAGTGAATATCAGAAGTTGGCTAATGACGATGTAACGGCTGGTATTTTTGACAATATCATCACGGCATCTGAATTAGCCCCATTATTGCAATTCAAATCTTTTTCCGGTAACTCCCTTGTTTACAACAGGGAGAGTACCCTTGGTGCGGCAGCTACTCACCAGGTAGGAGATATCTGGTCCGACACAGAGCCCACCTACACCCAGAAATCTGTAGCTCTTAAGACTTTAGGGTTACAGCATCCTTTGGATAAGTTCGCTGAACAGACTGCCGATAACGTGCAGGGTCAGAAGGCTGTGTTAATCAGCAAGATGGCTAAAGCCTTCTCGCGTAAGCTTGAAGACTTGCTCATCAACGGTAACTCCGGGTCAGTATCAACTGAACCCGAGGGCTTGACCAGTTTGCTTATCAGTGACCAACGCTTACTTATGATGGATGACGGATCTACCCCATCCACTATCGCAGGGGATGAAACCGAGTTGACCATTGACCGTTTGGACGCAATGATCGACATGATAGAACTCGGGAAACCCGACTTCTTGATGATGAACAAGACCATGCGGCGTAAGTTGACAGCCCTTGCCCGAGCCACCGGTTCCGGTATAGTGCTTAACAGTGAAGAAAAGTTTGGTCATACATATACTAAATATAACGACATACCCATTGTAATTAACGATTACATATCCAATAGCGAAACATACGAGAACTCCGGCGGCTGGACTTCTTCATCTGCTACAACTATATATGCGTTGAAGACAGGTGAGGTTAACCAGGGTTGGACAATAATCCATAACGGAGATGTCTTTTCTCCGCAAGTCCAGGAACTCGGAACCAAGGTTGATAAGAACGAAGATACATACAGGATGGTAGCTTATTTGAATGCCGTACTGTATTCAGCCAAGGTCTGTGCTGGATTGGCAGGGATTGACTCCGCTGCTTAGTCAACGACTTACCTCGTTGAGCCTAGTTCCGTAATTTGATGATGAGGTAAATAGAAATGGCTGATCCCCATGTAACTAAAGCAATAAACGTATTCAGTGATACCGTAGGCAGTACCGATGTAACCGCTGGAGACCTGGTTTACTTCGATGGTACTGACTGGGAAAAGGCTGATGCCTCTGCCCATACTACCTTCGCTGAAGCTATGGTTCTTAATACTTATGACTCCGGCGATGTTGGGCTTTTCTGTACTGGCGGCATACTGGTTGATATCGATGCCCCCTATACTCAAGGGGCTGCCATGTACCTGTCAGAAACGGCTGGTGCAAACACTGCAACTATCCCAACAACCAATGCTGCAATAAAGCAGGTTATTGGTTTTGCTATGTCCACCTCTGAGGTCCGAGTTGAAATCCGTATACCCAGCTACCAGAACCAGTTCTTCCCGGTAAGTGCTTATGACACCTCCGGTGAGCCAGGTCTTGGTGTGGTAACTGATGGATGG